CTCGTCAAGTTTATCAAAAATCTTCTTACCAAATTTAAACAGTTTAACCTTGCCTTCATTTTCAGGATTTGAAGGATCAGAAATGATATAAACGTTAGCAATATAATTTAATTTACGTTTTTGTTTACGAACGATTTCTTTGTTCGCTTCGATGCCTGAATTCCACAGACCAGAATTGTGGTCACAAACAGGACATTTTTGATTGATTGTAGTTAAACAATTATCGATGAACCAACCACCAGGTCCCTGGAAACCATGTGAGAACACACGAACCCATGGCAATGCATCATCACCATCAACTTGAGATTCTGGAAGAAAACGGATAACGGCCATACCGTTACCTACTTTATCTACTGATGGCTGCCAAAAGCGATCATCGTCTTTACCGCCTTCGGAGTTTTGTGTGGTTGTTTCGAGCGCTTTCGTGAGTTTTTCCATGTTGTCACGATTGCGTTTTAGATTTGCAAATGATGTCATACGTATTTTCCTATATTAAATGTATAAACGGATTGTCCACAATATCATAATATAATTTATTCTAGTTGTCAACTAGAATTCAGATTCCTGCCTCGAAAAGAATGAAACAGGAGTTAAAAATTCCACAGATTCAAATGCAAATGTTCTCTTACCTTTCATTGCAGTATGAAACTCTGGTGTTTTATTCGGATGAAACTTACCAACAGAATGTTCTTTGTCTTTACCTGGAAATCCACCTTCTTTAGTTCCATGTAATGTTGCATGTTCTGAATCGTGAGGCTTGTGTAATATAGAATCTTGTCCATATTTCTCGCCATGCTTTTTCAGAAAGTTTTTCAAATGACCTTTATCATCACCTTTTTTACCAACTACCAAATAAGAATGTTCATCGACTGGTCTAGCATGTTCAGTTCCATGATTCTCAACATAACGACCTTTTACTTTAACAAAACCATAACCAGCCTTGCGAATATGGCCTTCTAATTCTTTATTACGTGATTTGTTCTCTTCAGCAGTATTCTCACCACGATGTGCAGTAATCATGCCAATATTTCTACCTTGAGTGTGCTGATGTACACGTGCAAGACTAGACTCGTTGAATAAAGTTTTAAAAGATTTCATATTACTTCCTCCTAAGTCTATTTATATTACCAGAATAGACTTCAACTTCTGTTGATATTTTGTCTTATCATAATTAAGAAATAACTTATACTTTGTCAATTTATGGTAAAAGTTTGGCCATTGTATAGTGTCATTTATCTTCTTACACCACATCGGTAAGAAACCTAATATATCTGATAGAATAATCAACGTTTCAATATTAGTCTCTTTACGAAAGACCTTACTTAACAGTATAGGATAGTTATCAGTATTTGTCAATAGGTCATTAGGGTTCTTTACCTCTTCAAACAGATTACGACAATCATTCTCGAAAGAATACATCAAACTCTGTTGAATCTTTTGCCGACTTAGATAGTTTTGGTGAGACTCATCTTCCAATAGTTTGCCGATCCAAACATTAGAATCGATGAGAAAATTGGCAACTAGAAAATTAACATATTCATCCTTCTCATACCGGCGAGAAATTTTATAGTAATGATATTTGTCTTTTCTATTTTCAAAAGACTCAATCGATACGTTTGTTTTCCCGCCGTACTTAAAATAGTTGTATGATTCTTGGGTGAAATGTAACTTTAAACTAGTGTATAAACAATAGGCTTCATAACCAGTCATATAGGTAGTCTTGCAGATTTCTCTTTCAGTAAGTTTAAGTTTTGTGCTTGAAACTCTATTTTACTCTTTAATGATGAATTAATCAAGTTAGCAGCAACTTCAATTTCAAGTCCAGTTTTCTTGCAATGTTCTACGATAGCTTCCAGATACGTGTAATCTGTTTCAGCCACCAGTATCTCTATTTCTTTAGAAAACTTATTAGACTCTTCTTTAGTTGCCATTACTTGACCACCGCATTGTATAATTCCATGAATTGATCCTGTACTGCAACCTCTTCATCGAAATTTTGTTTATGATATACTTTTACCATCTTGTTTACGACACGTTTTGGTAATTCAAGTTTATCACAAATATCTTTTACTGATTCTTTAATTAGATCACGTTCCGCTTCCATACGTACCAAGGAATTAGAACACTCTTTTAAAACTCCTAACAGTTTATCACGGTCTGCTGGATTTGAAATTTGATTAATACTAAACTGTTGTACTGCCATAATATCTCCTTAATTATTTCTTACCTGTTGGTGCAAATGAATGTGTTATACAAATAATGTCATCATTAGGTGCATAAGAACAACGAACAGCTAAAGGATCAACGTCTTTCGTTATTGCCTTTTCAATATTCTGCGACATCAATTCACGGTCTTTAATCTTGTAATGTGTAAAAGAAAAAATAACAAAACAGACAATGATTGTTACACAGATATAAACAATGTTATTTGCTTTAAGTTTATTATCCATGTTTAGTCCTAGATATCTTGACATAAAAAATGTGCCTTCCAATTTTTCGAGTAGTTTTCATATTGTTCCATGTTGGCTTAACGTAATCAGCGTGATAGAATAATGCACCTCTGGTTACATCTTCAATACTATCTTGGTTAATATAAACTCTTGTTGCGAGTTCATGAATTTCATTATATAACGAATTCGACTCTCTTGTCAAGCGCTTTTGTTTCTCAATTGCCTTAGGGTCACAGCGCCATGAGAATTGGCATACACCGTTGATCTTTTGGTTAACAACACCACATACGGTGTTTGGATAATTGTCATTATTCATACGATTGAATGTGACTAGTGCTACAGCAATTTGACCTTCTTTTGGTTCTGATGCTGATTCAAAATACATGTTTTGTGCTAAACAATTAATTTCAGTTTGAGAAGTTTTTCCCAAATCGTCATAAGTCAGTTTTAAAGGTAACGGTGTATCGTTACCAAAACTCAGTGAATATACCGATATAAGCGAAGCCGACAATATAGCAAGTAAACTAAATCTTAAATTCATTTGATTCTCCTGTTGTGTAGGATGGCCGAAGCCACCCCTCCATCAAGTAGATTTTTTGTTTGGTTTATCTACAGTTGTATTAGAAACAAAACCATTAAGCGTTTGAGCTTTAGCAATGATATCTGCTTCTGATGGATAAGTTGGAAATACTGGATGTTCTGGAACAGGTTGACCGTTTAATTTGGCCACATCTACTTTCACGTTCCAGTCATTTGATAGGCGTTCTTTCTCGGAGAAATAATTCTCCATCAAAAGTTCTTTTGCCATTCTTAGAAGTTCGAGGCGAATCTCGAACGGTGTTAAATTACTCATACTATCTCCTGTGTTGTGTGTGAATACTGGCGGTTTGTGTGTGTTGCCAGTCTTTTATTTAGTCTTTTACCCTCTTTAAATATCTTTGTTGAAAACAAAATGTATGTTTTTTACTTACTGGTTTAATATCACCATCCGTACTGATGTATGTTTCAACATCAAATATAATATCATAATAAAATTTACCTTTACGATAATCAACAGAAGTAACAACCGCTTGAGCACCTTTAATTAGAAAATGTTTACAATTATTCCAACCCGGCGCATCTGAAGTATCTACATCTTCTTTCAACTTAACTCTATCACCTTCTTTGAATTTGGATGCAGCCATACAACCATAATAATAATCTAGAATCTGATCGAAATAAAATGTAGCAGGACCACTACTCAATGCTGATTGTAGATTATGATAAGCCTCTTTAGTTTGATTAAGTGCAGTAGTAATTTCTATTAACTTTTCTTTTTTCATAATTAATCCCACAAATTTTGATAATACTTACCAAATAAACGGAAACCATTTTGTACACGTTTATAATTGTTTTTCCAATCTTTATCTATGCCACCATTATCTTCATCGATTTTATATTCGAATGCAAAAATCATTTCATCTAATACCCAGTCCCAACGATCATGTATATCACATTGAACCTTTTGTAAATCTGGTTCACGATAAAAATCAAATGTATATTGTGATTCGTAATCCTCGGTAGTTGTGTATCTCATCGATTCTGGAACATCTTCTAGATCAACTAAACCTGAACCATGTTTTTCAGCACGTAATTGTTTTAACATTGGAAGAATGATGACAGCTAATGTGCCATCCATATTCCAAGTATCCCAACGGTCTATTTTAACATATTGAATTTGAGGATGAATGAAGTTCAGAACATTCTGCAATCCTGTAGAGAATGGTAGTATGATTTTACTCAATCGATCAATGAGTGGTTCATCATATTCAATTTCACGCCAAAAGAAAACTTTTTCTAATATTGTGTATGGTGATATCCAATGATTACGATAATTACTATAATAAACCTTCATCACATCTCCTATAATAACTTAAAAAGTTTTCTACCTAAAGGACTAATAGGTGGCTCTGGTTCGGGTTCGTTACCTGTAAGTTCTCTAACCTTATCCACCAGTTTTTTTGCCAATCCATTTCTACGATACATTGGTTGTACAAAAATATACTCAATAGCTCCATTATTTTTAAATCTCACAAACCCCAATGTAGTATTAGGATTTGTGAGAGTAACAACACCATCAGTTACAATAGTATCATATTGTAGATTAGGTGTTTTGTTCGGCTTTGTATGCATCAAGAGTTTTCTTAAATTTACCAGCATGACTACGTTCAGCCTTAGCTAGTGTTTCAAACCAATCAGCAATCTCATCGAAGCCTTCATCACGTGCAGTCTTAGCCATACCGGGGTACATATCAGTATATTCGTGAGTTTCACCACTAATAGCACTTTCTAACGCTTCAATAATATTTGTTGCAGGAAGACCTGTCTCTGGATCACCAGAACCACCATTCACCAAGTATTCCATATGACCATGTGCATGGCCTGTTTCGCCTTCAGCTGTATGACGGAAAATATTAGCTACATCTGTCGCACCAGCAATATCTGCCATGTTTGCGAAATATAGATAACGGCGATTCGCTTTAGATTCACCAGCAAAAGCTTCTTTCAAACATTCTTCAGTTTTTGTTCCTTTAACTTGCATTACATCTCTCCTATAAAATTATGAATAACACATACTACGATAATATGTATCAATTGTCAATACATTTTTGATCTATTTTTCCTATTGTATTTTTTTATGGAGATAATAGAAAAAAATAGGACCCGAAAGTCCTATTTTGGTTATTGGTTTACAAGGTTACCAACCCCGGCTTAGCCTTAAGCGGCTAAAGCGTAACTTTCATCGTTTGCAGTTACTAGTTTTGCTTGATTTACGGTCATCGCCTACCGTGTTGTCCATATCCTTACTTGTTACCCTGTCGAGACCAGATCAGCCCCATCAAAAGCACACTACTGAGCATTATCGTGTATCCACTTCCAATATTCTTCTACTGACATATGTACCCTTTAATGTGTTTTTGGTGGAGCTGGGCGGAATCGAACCGCCGTCCAGAATACTTTTCATTCAACTTCATACAACAATACCTTTATTTATTCGTCTCTACCGCCACTCTCACCATATAACCAATACAAATATATTCCGACAAATAGTACAACGAATAAAGAACCTACTATCAACCAATCAACAACTATATCACTCATTTAAGTCCTCATATTTTAATTTCGCCAATATGTAATCTTTAACTAAGCTACTTCTAACAATATCATCTGGTGTAAATTCTATACGAGTAAATGCACCCATGTGATGTGCAATATCAAAAAACTTTAATAGACCTGATTTGTCATTACTCTTACGTAAATCTGTTTGACGATAATCACCACACCAAATAATCTTTGAACGATAACCAACACGAGTCATTACGGTATCGATCTCTTCAAAATTCATATTCTGTACTTCATCTACGATAATAATAGCATCATCAAAACTCATACCACGAATAAATGATGTTGAAATGAATTGAATATGTCCTTGTTCTTCTAATCTAGTCCAAGCATCTTTACGACCGAAAAGTGTTTCACAAATTTGCCTGTAAGGTTGTTCATAGATTTCCATCTTTTCACCGACATCACCAGGTAAATGTCCTATCTCCCTAGATTGTACAGCTGAACGAACAACTATTATTTTATCAAATGTATTAGATTTGTCAAGCACTTCTTCTAATGCTTTGTATAAGGCACAAAATGTTTTACCTGTTCCTGCAACTCCATGTAAGGCAACAAAATAATCACCTTGTTTATAAGCATCAAAAAACTTCTTTTGGTTTTCCGTTAACGGTTGGAATGTTCTTAAATCATCGATTCGCACCCTCAGAGTATTATTTCTTGTTTTTATTTCTGTAACTTCTGCATCAACAGTTTTCAATGCTGCTTTTCTTGACATGTGGTCTCCTAAGTTTTTACATATTTCATCAACTCCGTAACATAATCAAGTTTACTTCTCACGAAAATTTGTGGCTGTTCATTCTCTACAGCAATGGCAACCACAATTTTATCTATTGGCCTACCTGTTCTTTCTTCAAACATAATGGCATAAGCAGTGCATTGCATGAAGTAATTTTGGATGTGACCTTCTTCTTTCAATTTACTAGAAGTTTTAAAGTCAATAATGGATAATTCACCATTCCATTCTGCGATACAGTCAACACGACCTGCCACTTCCAGTTCATCTGAATACAATGCTTGTTCTAATGCGTAAATCTTACCTATATTTTTATCTAATTCGGGTTTTAATTGTTGAAATAATGCCTTGATGTTGGGCATTAATGATTTGAGTTTTAATGGTGTGTATTCATTAAGTAAATACTTCTCACAAACCAAATGGAGATTAGTACCTCTTGTCGAGGCCTTAGATGATATTCTGTTTGCTTCTTCATCACCAACTCGTTTACGCCACTCTAGTATAGCTTTCTTACTAAATGCGGATAAAACTGTGGTGATAGACCTGTATTTGTTTCCTTTAGGTGTAGTATAAAGTCTACCACTTTCGGTAGTTACTGCTTCAAGGTCATAATCTAATTCAGGAATTTTTATAAATTCAAATGTCAAGATACTCTCTTTGTAATTTTGTCAACATGCTTTTTCACAATCTCTTGTGTTTTAACTTGTTTAATTGATTTCTTACCGTATCGATCACCTACGGTACTAGTTGGATGGGCTTCTGCAACTTTCGATAACACTTCTTTCCATGTGTTATCTGTTTTCGAATCAAGACTACCATTCATCGATACGATATTAATACCATCGTGATAACGTTCAATGTTTGGATGATCTGTCATGTAGGTGTCATATTCTGCAATTTTCATCACATGTTCAAATACTTCACCTGTTTCTTTATTTCTTAATGAATATGTTGGCATAATATTATTTAGTTATGTACCACGTAGGAACAGGTCTTTTTTTCCAGTTCGCTAAGTGTGTCTTATTCATTATATAGTAATTTTTATAGGAAGCAATAGAATCGCCAGAAATTTTACAATCGTCAGGCATTGCGGGTGTTGGTTCAGTGAAAGGTTTATCTTTGTTTATATTTGTTGGTATGTTTTGCAACGCACCAGTTAAACCACTACCTTGCACTTTATGTACTCTGCCATAACGATACGTATATTCAAGACACAAAGCTTCTAGTAAATTTTGTAACCAAACATAGTTTGCGGAAGATTGCCTAACCCAAACACATGAAGGATGATTGATGTGAGTAGCACTGTATAGAATATTGTCACGATCATCACCAATAATATATCGAGTGTTTTTTCGGCCTGTTTTACTAACACCAACAATGGGTATACCATCAATAACACGGTGAGCAGTAGAAAGTAATTGAGCATATTCGAGAATCATCTTAACGCAATGTTTATCATTGTGCATCTCGGCACATCTGTTAACATCATTATCTAGGTAAAATATATTCATATATAAAAAAACCGGCGGAACTAGCCGCCGGAAATAAGGAAAGACAACGAATGAAAATTAATCAACAAGTTCTGTAACTTCAATTTCATCAGCAACAGCTTCTTCAACTACAGCCTGCACAGGTTGTAAGTCCTGCAACTTCTTAACGGGTGGCAAAGCAGAAACTTTTGCCGCTTTAGCAGTTGATGGTTTGCGTACTTTAACGCCAACACCAGCAGCAGTGACATTGTTTGCAGCCATGTACTTGCGTACAGTTTCAGGATTGGTTATCTGATAACCAACAACGACACGACCATCTTTGATCGATTTAACGACACCGCCAGCAAACTTCTTAACGTGCCAGATATAAGTCGAAATACGATACAAATAAATTTCACTACCTAACTTCTGGTCGATTTCTTGCTTAGTAACAACTTCACCAGATTCTAACAGAGTCAACAACTTCTCAAAAGGTTGCAACTTTTTTACAGCAGGAGCTTTAGCATTTTTTGCCATATCAATCACCTCATCATAATAAATTAATAACATACAACAACTCATTTACACCTATAATTATATCACTGCCGTGGCATAAGTCAAGCACTGTTGTATTTTTACAACACTTCATTCTTACGACCTAAACCAGCAGGATTCATACCTGATGTCACATAAACAAGATTACTTTTATGCAACGGTGCAACACAGGAGGCAACGTGATCCACGATCTTCCTGTCGCTTTCCGACATGGTCTGATAATCTTTCATCACACCTTTGTAACCACACGCACCAGTGACGCCGGAATCAACTGAGGCGTATTTCCTAGGATTACGATCTTCTGGTATTGACAACACCGGAAGTTTACTTTTTCGTACTAATGTTTTTTTGACAACATTATTGCCACTAGGTAATTTCATTTTGTTAACATTGTCCAAAAATTGTTGATAATCTGCTAATTGTTTTTTTGGAATCTTTTTTTTCTTAGAACGAGTATTTGAGTAAATTATCATAACTTTTTCCTAACAGCTTCAATATGTTTACATTTTGCATGGTACTTGAAACCAATGCAACTACAGGAGAAATGCGATTCATTTTTGACAACAATATATTCTTTGTTATTGTTAACAATTTTGAAACGTCTTATATTGGTTGTACCGCCAGATATTATATTAATGTCAATTATATTTTTGATATTAATAATTTTCTTGGGATACTCTTTATCTGTTGTTTGAATAGTAACGTTATCTGCGCCATTCCACTTGTCATTGGCGATGATAACACCTGTCACTTTGATAACAGAATGATCTGAATTATCAAAATAGAAATAGTTGCGAACTTTGAAAGAAAGTTCAACTACTGAATTAATTGTCGGAATATTTACCATACGTACATGATATCAGAACCATGTAATATGTCAAGCCTGTCAAAAAGACAATTACCCTTTTAGTAACTTCTGGTTCTCGGTTTCTCGGATATCTTCCTCAAATTCTGAATATTGTAACCTTTGGATTTCTTGCTGAATAAGTGTAGCCTCTTTGTTTAATTCAGCCAAACGCTTTTGTAACAAATCAATAGTGCCTTGTTTATATGACATTCTCTTCCTCACGCTTCCTTAATCGATACATGGATTTATCATGTTTCTTCTGTTTAATCTTTTGTTTAGGTAGTTCTTCTTCTCTACCATTTCTGGATTTAGACTTCTGTATCTTTTCAAATTTATTACCACCCGTAATCATTTCCTGCCTTTTCCTCCTTAAAAAATACCGTCAGCCAATTTATAGTTTATCATATCTGAGGCTGTTAACCAATAGTCAGATTTGGATAAAAATTTAGATTTAATTTCCGCTGGTTTGAGTTCACTAAAATCCTCAATAACACTAATCATTCTATCGTTATTATTCTTAGATTCGATCATTCTACTTTTAAGATCATGATATCTACCTTCATAAACATCAGAATGTTGATGTATCATGATACTGGTATGTTGACCTATCAATCTTTCTGTACCTGCAATAAAGATTAAAAATGCAGCACTCATAATTTGACCGATACCAATAGTCTTAATTGGTATTGCAGAATTATACATGATGTCAATTAAGGCAAATGAATGGCATAAATCGCCACCATTGCTATTAACATACAATGTTAACCACTCAGCATTCTTGGAAATATTTTCACTGACAATCCACTCTATAGTCTTAGAGATATTTTCTTCTGTTATTTCACCAGTAAGGAAATGCACAGGATTCTTCTCGATTACCGTTTCTTTCGTTTCTTCAGTTACCTTAAATTCAGCCATTTTGTTTTCCTTTTTTCTCATACCAAATATTAGCGCTCTTAATAATATCTATTATATCGTATTTTGGAGTGAATGTCAATACTTTGCCGGCAAGAGTAGCATCAGCTACCAAGCGGTCTGGATCGCCCGTTCTGCGGGGTTGAATTGAAAAATGTACATCTTTCTTTAGGTAGTCTTTTATAAGATTGACAATTTGCAGGACACTATAACCTTGACCTGTACCTAAATTTAAGATATCGGATGATTTAGTCTTTAGTAAATGATTACCAGCAAGGACATGAGCATCGGCAACATCAGCAACATGAATATAATCCCGAATACATGTTCCATCCTCAGTGTTATAATTATCACCGTATATCTGGAAATTATTTAGGTTTTGTAATATCCGAGGAATCAGGTGAGTCTCTGGTTCGTGGTCTTCACCCATCTCACCTTCCATATCTGCACCAGCCAAATTGAAATATCTGAAAATAATATGATTTAGTTTAGAATCTGTTATAGCGGATTCAGCTACGAGTTTAGTTGTACCATAAACTGAATTGTTTATTGTCAATACACTCTTTTCATTTAATTTACCATCATCAGGAAAATAAACAGCGGCAGATGATGAATACACGATATTTTCGATACCATGTTTCTTCATCTCATCCAGTAAAGTAATAGTTCCGGCGACATTGTTTTTCCAAAATGTAGTTGGATGCTTTTCCGATTCACCAACTTCGATTCTTCCAGCTAAATGAAATACAACGTCAATAGGCACATGTGAAAATAATGAATCTAACTTCACACCGTCACATACATCTCCAGCTATAAAAAGATCGACATACCTATTAAGTGTGGATTTTAAATCCAACACTATCACATACCATCCGTCTTTCTTGAGAGCCTTCGCTAAATGACTACCGAGATACCCGGACCCACCTGTGATAAGAGCCGTTCTTTTTGTTTCCATGGAAAATTACCTTGATATTTTTGTTTATTAACTTCGTTACCTTTTTCAAAAAACTCCCAATTAACTGAATTTGGATTTCCATCTAATCGATAGTTTAATGAATGCTTAGAACTGCAACTATAATTTGTAAAGTGTTGTTTCAATGCGCCAAAGAATTGTCTATCTGCACCCCATTGACCATACCATGCTTGGCCAATACCAACTGCGACATCACGGCGTATAGCAAAACTTGAGGTGTCAATATGATTAACTTGCTCATTGAAATAAACAGGCCATTTACCTAATGATTCACAATTATCTTCACCTAGTAATTTACCATCTTTACTGTAAATGTTCCTTAGACTGTATGCCCATTGACGACCTTGTTTAATCTCTTCAACTAAAGATTCAACATGATCTGGTTCATACCAGTTATCTTCATCTAGATAACAAATAATATCAGCATTAACTAGGAAAGAGCAAGCAGCATATACTCTATGACCATACCAACCTTTGCCTACATTTTCTTCTAGACGAATAGTTTTTACTTTGGTAGCATCTTCAAGTTGGTGCCAAATTTTATTTTCATGTTCTTTACCATCCATGAAAATGTAATGCGTTAAATCACTGTACGTTTGATTCTGTACGCTCTCCACGCACTGGCTCAGAGTTTCTGATCCGATTGTCGGTGTTACTACGGCTACTTTCATCTTTATTCTTCCTAAAAATATTATCCCAATTATTATCAAACTCTTTCATCGGAATTTCAATTGGTCTTGGTTTCGATCCTTTACTCATAGATTAATATCTGGAAAAGCCTCTTTAACTATTTTGTCAGTCAGATACTTTATACCCAAATCCTTTTTAATAATCTTAACTAAAATTTCAGCTTCTTCATGATATAATGTTTCCAATAAAACAGCAAGCAAATGCTTTTGTTTTGCCGGAGTCAATCCATCAGGTCTAGTAGGATGACCTGAAATATACAAATACAACTTATGTGCTTCAGTTAACAAATAAGTGTAATTTAAACCCATAGGATCTTTAGAAGGTCTATAGGCAGGTACTTCAACATCAAATTTAATATACGGACTGAAAGTATAAAACAATAAATCTTTTAAAGCTTTACTTTCATGTTTACGCAATACTTTTATTTTATCGGCTCGAGATTTTGCAGCTTCAAACTCTGCGAATATCTCATTTACCATGCTAGAACTCATCGAATACCTCTATTAAGTTTTTAAGTCGGTTATTAATCATGTAAGTCATAAAAACTTGTCTCGGTTTGATTTTAGAATCTTCGTAAGTCTGAATAACACTTTCAAACACTGAGGATGGAATCTGAGTCAAGTCAATCATAGTTTCATTACGTTTATAATTACGTAACATTTCATCATTACAAAATTCTTCAGGTGGCGTATTAAGCCATTGAAGCATTTTTACTTCTGTAATTGGTTTTTGACGGCCGCCAGTTACAAACACATCATCTTTAGTTAAGATATTAGGAACACCGTCACTTTTATCACCAGAAATAATTAATTGCTTTAATTGAATTTGTGGAAAAGGTTCTTTGATGAATTTCTTCAGAATAGGAGAAAATTGCTCAACATTTGGATATTTCTGTAATTGTGCAAAGTCTTTATCACTCGATAAAATCATAATCTTCTGTTCGTGTGCATAACGTTGAACTAATACACCAATTACATCATCGGCTTCTGCACCGTCAACATCAATAACCTTGTAAGGAGAATATTGTTTCAATTCATCACGTATTTTATTGAGGCATTCGAATATATTGTTCCAATCGTGACCTGAAGATTCACGTGATTTCTTACGGCCTGCTTTATAATGTGGAAATATGCCACGGCGCCAGTAATTACGGTTATCACACGCTAGAATTACTTCCGGTCCGTAAGTTTGCTTGAATTTCTTAACATAGGTTCGAATTGTGTTTAAAATCATGTGTCGAACCAATTCCTCTTCTACTTGTGATTTAGAAGAACCGATCTGTTGCATCAAGTTTGATATTGCCACCTGATTATAATCAAAAATAATCATTTTATAAACCTATTTTATTTACCTGTAGTAATTATAACATTATGTACGTTATTAGTCAACCTTTTTACGTCTAGGTTTTCTTGTTTTCCTAGAATCACCTTGAATCTTCTTTCCTGCGGCAATTACACGATCACAGTAAGTTATTATTTTTTTAATTTCTGTTTCAATGTTTTCTGGTAATTCAACGGGGTAAATCGGAAATTTCATGGATTAACTAATAATTGCTGTATCACATCATTTTCAAAATCTTCTGGCATGAAGTTAAGCTTTAGACATAC